CAATTCAGGAAAGATTTATAGTACTATGAATCATCCATGCCTTCCCCCTCCCCTGCTTGTCCTTTTACTATCTCATAGTGAGAGTGGACTAAATGAGATAAAGCGTCTATTGCGCCCCTTATATAAGACTGCTGAATTGCTGCTTCATGTGGGGCTGCGCAATTATAGTGCAAAGTCAGGTGATCATGAGCGTTAGCAGAGATATAATTCTGAATAACTCTCAAATTAGCATCTGTAAATAGATGCCCAAGTTGGGTAGTTTTCTCATCTAGCTCAAAGGAGGCGAATTTATCATGTATATTTGGTGGCTTATTTGAAGCTATCATTGTTCCTGGCCTCCTTGTGGGGCAGACTTAGCGGGGGCTGCTGATTGTGATCTAGCTTTATCTACATTTGCAGCTTGTGCACTATAGTTACCATATACGCTTTTCCCTGAATTACCCGGAGAAAGAGTTACGGCACTTGGATCATAGCCAAATTGCTCTGGCGTAGGCTGTGGAGGAAGTGCTTTTTGAAGTTCTTCCATCGGTGGCATCTCTGGCAACTTAGTAAACTGCTCTATAATTCCTTGCACAGATTGCTGCCAAGCCATAACTGCCTGCTCATACGCCATTTGAGCTTGTGACTTCTCAAAACTCTGCAACTTAGCCCCTCTGGACTTCATAAGATAAGAGAACATTGGGGTAATATTGTAGCCGGCAGACAGTTGCGGAGATCCAGCCAGTGCCTGAAAGGCCATAGCTAGGGAATCTCCATCTACTAGCTTCTCGCCTGGCAGCAGTCCATCGCTTAGCTTAAACTCAACATTAGCTCGACGAAGAATTACCGGATCTACAGTAATTACTTCCTGAGTTTCGATATTAAATACTTCAGTTCCCCCTTGATATTGAAGTATGTTAGCTTTAAGGATTTCTTTAATTGGTCCAAAGAAGGAACCTTCCAAAGAGAGAGCAATCGTTTGATCCCTGCCATTGGCATTTCCCATAATTTCCGCAAATTCTGCACGCGTTTTATTCCCCTTAACAAATTGACCTTTTCTAGCAGGGTTAAATCCGGAGATTTGATCTGCTAGGGTTAAAAACATTTGTATGTCTTGCATTGCAAATTGAGATTGATCGTCTCTAAAAGGTATTGGCCAGACTGCATCTGACATAGGTGTACCAAATGCGCTAGGTCGCACAGGTATTCTAGCTACCGGAGAATCAGATCTTACAGAAGCAGCAGATACTCTAGAAGGGTCATACAGCAATCTGTCACTAATAGCCCTGCGCCTGGAAGCAATCATGCTATTTGCAAGAGCTGTAGTTATCTCCTGAATTGGCTCTACATTCTTAGCAAATGCCTTAGTCTGGTAACCTAGTCCATCATCCATAGGGACACAGAATAGAATAGGTATCATATTATGCGAGTTAGTAAGTTGCTCCGCATATACTACAACTTTACCATTTACAATAACAAATTTCCATACCTGGGGAGTGCTCTTAGATGGGACATTGTGCATCCCAAAATCTTCTGGTAATATTCTTCCATAGAGAACTACAACTTCATACAAGTCACTATAACTTATTCTAGGTTCCCCAGATCCACCAATCGACGCCCAAGATAGCCAGTTAGTAGAATGAGAATATAAGCTACTGGAGAGGTCACAGATAGCTTCAGGATTCAGGCTAGGAAGCCAATAGCCTCCAGACCTGTACCCATCAGAGGTAGCTGGTGTTGCTCCGCCAGATTCCAGCGCTTCTTTAGCATTAATTCGCAAAGGCAAAGAAGCTAAGTATTGCTTAAATGCTATTCGAGACATTAGTCTGGTATAGCCAGCAAACTCTCCGCTGGTGGGAATATCTACTGGGGATACCCGGCTATCGAAAAAGGTATTATAAGGATCAAGATCTGTAATAGTATTGCCTTGCCAAATTATCTCTTTCTGCTTATCTGCGTCATCTTTACCAACTCTAGTAGCCTCAAGGGCATAAGATACCTTCTGGGTCCAGTCTACTTCCACAGGACTTAGATTGTACTTAAATCCTTTCCTCAGCGCTCTAAGTAAGGAAGGTACACAATTAGCTTTAAGCTGCTGTTCACCCAGAATTGCATCCATTTGAGATGCTGCATATGCGAATTCTGGGGAAGATGTAACACCAAAAATAGGGAAGCCGGAAAGGAATACAGAATGCTGGTAAGTTACAGCTGCCTCTACTTGCGGCATAACTACAGGCATGACTATATTCTGAAACTTACTACTATCTCCTACTTTATTAGCTAGCTTAGCTTTCCACTGTTCTGCAGTTCCATCAGTTTCTCGCAGATAAGAAAGATCTATAGCCCGCAATTGCTCTCTTATATTCCACTGCTCATAAGCCATTCCACAGACTTGCTTATGGAATTCTATAATGGCCTTATGAGTAATGAGTGAAGGTCTGTAAGCTGCCATTAGTTACACCTTGGAGGAAGTGGAATAAATTAAAAAGGAGATAGTTCGTGATCTACGAATTCTATAGATTCTTCCAGCGCAAAACCCTGCTCCCCTTCTACTGTATAAGAAGTCATAAGGGCTGAATACTGTGCAATTACTTTTGGTGCATATGTAAGTAAGTCAAGTATCCCGTCTACATTATCGTTTTTAAGCGGTCTATAAGCAGACATCTGAGAGTGAACTTGTGCCTTAACTTTCGGATGAACTTGAGTCTCGCCGCTTTTATACTCCTTAAACATAGTAAGAATTCTGGTGGGCTTAGACAGCTTGCCAGAATAAATCGGCACAAATTGCGCACCCTTAAATCCCAGCTGCTGGCAGATAAAGTCAGACCAGTAAAGTAAAGAATACTGATAGGCATTAGCCTCAATCACAACTAGATAGCAATTATGTTTTTCGCACAGCTTAAGAGCTTCTTTAATTGTATCTCCTGGAGAGAATCTTCCTTCCACTATCTCTATAATGCAAGGTTTGCTATCTCCGTGAACTTCAAAATAACCTATAGATACAGCATCAGAATTATGCTTGTCATTAGATGGATCAATTATTATGAATTTACCTAATGGAATATCGTCGTCCTGAAAAGCATAAGCTGGCAAAGTGCTGAAGTCTACTAGATTATTTACGGAAGCATTCTCATCATTAAGAACTTCAGCAAAGAATATCTCTGGATGTCCTGCTTCTAGGTCAGATTGATACTCAATTAGAAGTTGCTTAACTGGCTGCAAATCTTCCCAGAGAGACCTGCCATCAGCTAGTATTCCACCAGCTATGAATTTAGTCCAATTAGGATTAGACTTAAGTTTCTTAAGAATTGAATGTGGAGTAGGATACATATTAGCGATAAATAAGGTAAGGCAACGCTTTGGCGACTTGGCTTTCATCGCTGTGCCTATCATCCACTTATATAAGTTCTCGCTAACTACTTGAGATTCCGCATCCTCCCTTGTCTGAACATCCTCGAATATCATAATATCCGGACGCTCATTCTTAAGATTAAGTCCCCGAACGGAACCGCCAGCGCCAATGCCAGCGATAATTATATTTCTCCCCCGGAAACCAAACTTCTTTACGTCCTGAGTATCCTGCTCTAGCCCAAGTCTCCAGTTACCAAAGGTAGCTACAATGTTAAGCTCATCTAGCATATCTGCAACATCAGATATAATGTTTCTTGCATGACTAGCAGTAGCAGATAATACCAGAAGAAATTTGCGATCAGTATATAGTATGCAATAGAGTAAGAATAGTTTTACCAAAGTAGTTTTGCCAAAGCCCCGGGGCAATCCTATAGCTAGTCTGGTAAATAGTTCTTCTACATCTGCGCCCGAATTTCTGGAAGCTTCTGCAAGTTGCCTGAGCCAATTCCAAATGCCTATATATTCTGGCGGCCAGTAGTATTCAAATATAGTAGGCATTGCCAAAGCTGCTAAAAAATCCGGAGACTCCTTAGCAACTTCAGCAACTTCCTGCGCATTATAGGCAACTTCTTGTGTCTCTTGCATAGCTTGCATAGACTAAGCCTACAGTAACTCAGCCAACGGAATCTCCCTTAGCCTTGAGCGAGTAAGAGAAGTGCCTGCCTCGACCGCAACTTTATCTCCGCGGCTTTCTTCAGATCTGCCAGATGTAAGCGAGCTAGCACGGGATGCTCCAATACCCGCAAGTTTTGCAAAGTCTGGGAGCTGGGCTGAACCTGCGGTAACAAGGGTTTGTGAGTTACCTTCTCCATCTTGCACCTCTACAATCTGACTATTGATATTAGTAATAAATTTCTGCTGAATAGTTACTGGTAA